TCTTTACTGTACGAGTGTCGCTTGGGCTTGCGCTCGATACAAACATCCTTTCGTTACCCATCTTTTTTGCGTAGTATTTGACGTGCCGTTTTGATTTAACGACTACAACGTCACATTGGTGGTCTTGCAAAAAGCCTGTTATTTCCCGAATTAGTTTGTTTGTACTCATTCGTGTTCTCCTTCTTGTACGTGTAATACAATTTGTAATGGTCCTCACACCACGCGCACCCCGCTTTCATTACGTTCAACCCGCAATATTGCGTATAAATGCCGTCCGCATCCCCAAATATGGCGTGACAGTACTTGTCGCTCATTTCCAAAAAAGTTTTGGTCGGTTTTAATTTCGGTTTGCCTTCCGCTACCGAAATGGGAACGATTGACGTTTCAATTTTTCCCTTTTTCGTTCGAGCGGTTGGCCCAGCCACACCACCCCGCTTCCGAGCCAAATTCAACCCTTGGCGGGAAAAGTAACCAATGACCGCACTTTTACTGCGACCTATGGCCCGCCCTATCTCCAGTGCCGTATGGCCCTTTTCCACCATATCACGGGCGGTTTTAAGCTCGTATACGGTCCAATGTTTAATGATTACCCCCATCAGTCCATCCCCTCTTGCGCCCTATCCCATTCGTCGCGGCCCTGATCAGTTTCCCAATACTTTTCTTCCCATTCATTTGCCTCAAACCGCGCTTGTCGGACTTCCCCCCACAAACGCTTTGTTTCGTCTTCCAACGCCAAAATAAGATGCAATTGGTCGCTCATTTGCGTCCGCACCGCCTCGATCTCCTCCCAAGCCTCCCGATGAAGCGGGTCGCCAAGAAATGAATACGAATCTTTTAGTTTATCAACGATGTCCATTGTGTTTTCTCCTTGCACATTGATATTCGGGAAAGTTTATCAAGCACCATAAACATGCCATACAGCATGCCGACGCAAACAACTGACCAGACCAAACCTTCAATCAGTCGGATCATTTTGATTCCGCTTTCAATTCGTCAATTTTTTGGAACGCAGCCAATTCCCAATCTTCGTATCGCAATTGCGGCGCAGTTTTTCTTTCTTTTAAGTATGTCGTTCCATCACAAACCCCATAACTGGCAAGATATTCCGCTGGAATAAGCATTGGGCTACCGCTCTTGCGACTAAACGAAGAGAACACTTCCGCATTGGAAATGTATGGGTTTGTCTCGGGGTTTTTGTCGGTATACTCGTAACTCGTGATGCTCGCGACATCATCAAACCAAGGCTCCGCCGCAACAAACGATGCTGGGCGCATATCCCAAATCTCTTTCATGAATTGTGTGCCGTTCACCAACAGGCCGCTAACGTACGCAAATGGCACTGGGGCGGCTTTAACGGGCATCAGAATTCCGGGAGTCCGGATAACGATTGGGGCCGCTACAAGCCCTTTAATAAACGATCTACGATCCATCATCTTTCTCCTCTTTTGTGATTGACATCAAACCATACTCAACATATAGTTGTCAAGCGTTAGTTTAAAGGAATAATAACAATATGACACACAAAGTTGCCACACGCGTCATCAACAAACTTGGTGGTGTTCGCGCTGTATCGTTGATGCTGGGTTTGTCGCCGCAAGCGATCTACCGTTGGACATGGCCGAAGGAAAACTTCGGTGGTGGTGGGTTGATTCCTCATCGCCGCCAGTTAGAACTTATGGTTGCCGCACGTCAGCGTGGCATTGAACTAACCCCCGATGACTTTTTCCCAAGGATGCCCAATGCCTCCGAGATACCGAGTGTCACCGAAGAAAGACCGCACGATTAATGGTATCGTTTTCGATAGCAAAACAGAAGCATTGCGGTATGTCGAACTGGGTCTGTTGCAGAAAGCGAAAGAAATCCATCATTTAGAACTTCAACCGAAGTTCAAGGTCTACATTGATCTGCAACTGTACTGCACGTACACCGCCGACTTCCGTTATTTTGATGACAGGATTGGCGAGTGGGTGATCGAAGACGTTAAAAGTCGTGGGACTATGATGGATACGGCGTTCAAACTTCGCAAGAAGGCGGCTGAACTGTACCACAAGGTTACGATTACATTATACGTTGACGGAAAATCGTTGACAAAAAAGATTCGCCGCCCTAGGGTAAAAAAGATAGCACCCCCGGAATGAACCGGAGGTGCCTAATGGAAGGACGGGCCTGCAAGCCCTAATTCCGGATATTGATCGGGGAAATACCGGAACTGGCTCATTTATAAGCCGCCCGTGTTCTCCCAGTCAAGTACACAGGAGAACACAATGTCGCATAAAGCCACTTCATGGGCATGGTCCCAAAAATCAATCTCCCACTCCGCTAAATTGGTGCTTTTGGCACTTGCAGATCGTTTTAACGCCGACACAGGCGATTGCTTCCCGTCTCGATCACGACTGGAGGAAGACTGCTGTATGCCCAGAACAAGCATCAAACGCGCTATAGACGAGCTTGAAAAAGCGGGTCTTGTGACGGCTGTTGCTCGTCATGATAAACTTGGGCGCAACAAATCAAACCAGTACGAATTGCACATGGACGGTTATTCACCTGTAGTCAAACACCGCCATAGTGAGGGGACCGTATTGGACCCCCTAGGGGGCCATGATGGACCAAGGGAGGGGGCCACTGTGGACCCCAAACCTGTAATAGATAACCATACATTAACTACGTTAATGAAAGACGATAATCCGCCTGTAGTCAACGATGGTGTAAAGTTTTGGGATGAAGCTGTCGGCTCCCTTCTTGTGTTGGGGCTGGTGGAATCTACGGCACGTCAGTTCACTGGGCGGTGCCTTAAATGGGCGAAGGGCGACCAACAGCGCGTCCTCGATGCGTTCACGGCGGCTCTGAATGCTGGACCCCGCGATCCCATCCCGTACATTTCGAAGATACTTTCGAAACCAATTTCCAATCTCGAAAAGAAAAGGAACGATTTTAATGAAGCAGTAGCGGAATTGATGTCACGACCGTCACCAGATGGAGCATGGAACAACTATGGAAAATGGACACCAGAGCCAGTTGATGACCCCAATGGAACTCGCGAGCAAGATAGCGAGTGCGTATACGTTGACCCTTTTGCCGAACCCGACGCAGTACATGAAGTTGGTGGAGGAAGTGTTGGTAACGTACGACCAAAAGGTAATCCAAAAACTGGCGGACCCAAGGGCGGGTATCTTGGCGAAATGCAAATACCCTCCCTCGATATCTGAAATTGTCGAAATGGCGAATTCTATTAGCAAACCAAGGAGTAAGAACTTTGTTTAACGAATCATCGAACATCGATAAGTATCGTAGCAGCGTCAGCGAAGTGACTGCGGCAAAACCCCGCAAGATCGTAGAATGGTCAAAGAACAAGGAAAACAAATTGAAGCGGTTGTTCCTTGTCGAAAAGAAGTCCATTCATTCCATCGCCCGCATGCTTGGCGGTCGTGAATATGAAATCGCGGAAGCACTGGAACGTTTCGGCTTCGTGAAAGAGCCAATTCAGTTGGCCCCCAAGGTTTACTCGAACCACACCGCGAAAAAGAAAGAAGAGTATGTTCCCAAATGGGCGCGTGAAGATGTATCTCCCGCAGAACCCGTCCAGATTGTTTCTGTGCCACCAGTGCGCGAAGAAGCATCTGACCCCCGCATCGACGCGCTGGAACGTTTGATGGAACGGCGGGACCATTATTTTGCATTGGGCCAGTTGCTTGCGGGTAATGACACCTCGAAAATGACAACGAAAGAGAAAGTGAAGCACGATATTGATTGCGCAAAAGCGCAGGAGATGTATGTGTGGTTCTCGACTAGTTACGAAGTGTCGTTGAAACAGTTGGCGGCACAATCAATCGAGGCCGCAAAATGGACTGGCAACGTTTAAAAGACTTTGCAGAACGCGTGGGGATTTCAATATCCCTACGCATCTTCTTTTTCGGGTATTTCCTGTTTGCCGCATGTGCCGCAGTGTTTATGCCGTTAAGCACCGCACGGGTTGTTAAGGACGAGGCTAAACAATGGAAACTGTGAAAACCCCGCTCGAAGCCTACTTGGACCGCGCAACTGAACTGATTGAAAAATTGGAGAAGGTCGGTGGCCCCGAGAATATGTATTTGGTGGACATCCTGCGCATGGGTCGGGGTGTAATGACCCAGCAAGATGCTACAATTCGCCATTTAAAAAACGAACTGTCAGTTAAAACCGAGACAATCCGGACAATACTATCAACACGCAAGGAGCCGAAATGATAACGGAAAATGACGGGAAACAGGACATCAACGAATTTGTTGCGAGTTCCCAACCCTACGATGCGTATGTCTACTATACGGGGTTTATCGCGAAAGACCGCGAAGACAAGAGCAAGCCCGAACTGATGAAGTATGCGCGTCAGGTTGCAGTAGCCGCAATGGATATGAGTGACAAGGGCAAGATATTCCTTGTGCAGCGGAAGCTCCGCCCAATGCAATATGAGTATATCGCGATCAGGCGGAAGCCCCCACAGCCGTTTCGTCGTCAGAAGATATAGTCACCACGGAAGACTGGGCGACCACGAACTTTCTCACATAGCTCCGGAGGGAACATGTATCCCTCCGCATCCATTGTCAGAACAGCGAACCCCTCCTGATATCGGGTGGGCGCACCTTCGGTATATTCGAACTGTGGGCCATTTACAGGGCCGAGCATGCCCGTTTCCACCCCGTAGGTAGTGCCGCGCCGATTACGATGCGCCGTGACCTGTAGGGCGTGTGTGTGGGCCGTGATCATATTGATCCCTGACTCACGGGTATTGTTGAAGGCCGTGTGGATGCCGCCACGTAACCGATGACGGAATTCTGTTTCGCCGATGGTCAGGCCAAGGCAGAACTTGATCTGCGGGAAACGATCCGCCAGACCACCGACATAGTCGTCCAGCTCGGGCGCATTGTTCGCGAGGTAGTTATCTACCCGCATGTCGTGATTACCGACCGTCCAATACACTTCTTTACACTTTGGGAGCATCGTCAAATAGTCTTGGAAGGTTTCGATTTCGACTGACACCTTCGGGGCGGTGCTTCCATAGCGGGAGGAGTATTTGGAGATTCGGGCACCATCGATCATGTCACCCATCAAGACAATGACATCCGGTTTGATCAGATGCGCGACACGGCAGAACGCTTCCCACATCATTGGCGGAGCCCCATACCAAGTGTGGAGGTCACCACCAGCAAGGATCGTAATTTCTTTTTGGGGGTCATAGTTTAACATGGGTGGAATGCTCCACCGCATCTTGGGTTTTAACTCTTCCGGCAACCCATCCGGATACTTCGCTTTCGCTGCATCCACACGCTTTACGAATGTGATATAAGGGACTTTCGACATACGAGCCGCAGCAGCCATATTGTGTTCCGCTACGGTTAGCATCTGCAAGGTTTCAATTAAAACCTCGTTACCCAGTGATTTCTTGTTCATCCTTTTAAACCTTTGCTTGACATTCTGTTCCCCTGCGATATTATCAAGTTGTCGATGGCGTTCACGGGGACCGCCAAAAACAAGGAGAACATACATGCTTGATTTAATTAAGCAATTAAAAAATGCATGCGAGGCATCAGAAGATTTTGAACAAGCGTGTAATAATACTGTGTTTAAAAAAGAGGACATGCTTGAGTGGAAAGCTGCCTTGGTTTTAGAGCAGATGAATAATGCTTTATCCAGTTTAACGGACAATGCCGAATACGCGGACAAAGGATTGTACATTTCGTATAAACAGTACGCCCGATTCTTGGCGGCATATTTGATGGTGTTGCACGATGGTCAGTGATCTTGATATCTTGTGTGTTTATATCCCTGTCGGGATTTTGATGTGGAG